CAAAGCAACTGTGAAAAAGAAAAAGGTGAAGGGGAAGGATGTAGCTAAGAAAATGATGGGTAAGGAGAAGAAAGGAGGTGCTTTAGCTATTAGACCTAAGGCAGATTTAGTTCCTAGTTCAGGTGGTAAAATAGATCTTGTTAAACCAAAGGAAACAGGTGGAGAGATAGTTAAAGTAAGTGGAACTGCTGCAAGAGAGTTGGGTCTTACTGACTTTATGGAATCCTTGACTAGAGTTAGGGACAGTGTGAATGGTATTAAGAGTGCCATAAATGATAACAATAAAGATACTGTAGATAGGATTGAGGCTCAAAGAATATTAAACAATGATCTTAAAAAGAAAGAAAGAGAAAAGAATTTAGAGAAGAAAGATGGTATAGGTAAGAAGTTACTAGCACCAGTTAAAGATCCTGCTGATGATTTCTTGGGAAGGATGGCTAAGTTTGCCACCATGACTCTCCTTGGTTCTTTGATTGCTGCATTGATGGGTAATGCTAGAGATGTTATCTTAGCATTTAGAATTGGTATTGAAGCTCTTAAGAAAGGATTGCCTACCTTACTTAAAGGAGTTAAAGCACTTAAGTCTGGTATAGGTAAAGCATTTAAGTTAGCACTGCGTCCATTTAAATCTCTTGGAAATTTAGTCTTTAAAGGATTCAAAGCATTGGGAAGTAAACTCTTTGGTATGGTGAAAGGTGCTATTGGATTGGCAAAGGAAGCTATAAAAAATATCGCTAGTGCAGGAGCTAAAGCATTTCCAAAGATAGCTAATGCAGTAAATCAAGGTAGAACATTTGCTGGTAATGTATTAAACAGAGGGAAAGACTTTGTAAAAAATACAGCAAGCAAAGCAAAAGGATTTGTAAAGGCTGGTGTTAGTAAAGTAAAGACAGCAGCTAAACCATTAGTTAGTAAGATTGGTAAAATTATAGGAAAATTATTTGGAAAGCAAGCTGGTAAAGCAGCAGCAGGACCAGGAATAAAAACTTTATTTAAATCTATGGCTAAGGGAGCCAAGGCAATCAGGATACCAGTGGTTGGTCCTCTTTTAGTGGCTCTTATGTCTATGTTTGCTGGTGATCCCATGAAGCAAACATTATTTAAGACTGCTGGTGCTGCTATTGGTGGTGGATTGGGACTAGCATTAGGTCCAATAGGAATGATAGTAGGTGAGATAGCTGGAGAATTTGTAGGAGATGTTTTATATACTGGATTCAGTGGTGAGGCTGGTGGATGGAAAGCAGCAGGTAAGAAATTAAAAGATAAGTTTATGCAGATACTTGATGGTGGTAAGAAG